CAGGAACTGAGTGGCTTGTGTGGTCGTGACGCTCGTTCCGTGATACGTTAGCATAGCACTTAATGCGCTAGCATTGACGAGAGTGTTACCACAACTCGTGTTCGGATCACCGGAATTTCTACCTGACATCTTGGACCATTTGGAGCCAAAACGCATGTAGACGTCACAATATTCCTGTGCTTTGAGGACTTGTAGGGCTTCGTCATCGAGTCCACACAGCTCGTAGACGTGGCGTTCGAACGCCAAAGCATCTGTGCCGAGCGTGGAGTCGAATCGGGACCCATCAAAGGACAGGTACTTGTGTGTACCATGGTCGTTCATGATGACGAAGTTGTCGTCACCGAGTACTGCCATGGCCCACTCACCCTCACCTAGACATTGTGACCAATGATCAAACCAGTCCCCAATGTGGCGAGGGTCAGTTCCTGTGGCGTAGAATATTTTCTCTTTCTGGTTCCACCAACAAGAGAGCTTCTTGGAAAATGCATAAATCCACGGACCCAACACGACATTTGCTTCGTGTTTAGCTCCGAGAATAAGACGAGGGTCATAAGGAGTTCTCTTGAGGATTTTCTCCACCTTGACAAAACCTTTTCTGGTTGAGTCAATGGCTGCGAAGGTGCCGTTAAGAAGCGCACGAGCAGCATCGTGGGCTTTTCGGCGTGCTTGAGGAAACCGTTTGTTCCACTCAGCATACGATACCGCAAGTACCGGCTGGAATACCTTGGCGTACGTTGAGTTGAACCACTCTGTAACCATCTGCCATTTGCCAGGTTGTGCTGTTGGCACTTTCTGGAGCATACGGTTGCGGGCGGCCACTGTTTCGTTACGTGCGCACGGGGTCGAGACGGATGGAATGTAGTTGGAGAAGCCAATCCAGTTAAGGTAAAGCATCTCTTTCTCTCTCTTCATCATGTCTACATCGACTCTGGCTTCGCTAGGCGCCTTAGCCCCTTCTCGGAGGGGGGCAAGGGCGTGATCATCTGGTACAACGTAGCCGGGCAATGACAGGCCGGGCGCGGGCCCGGTTATGCCATGCATGGCAAAACGATCGACTTCATAGCTATGTCTCAATGTGGCATTGACGGGTTGCGATGTGGCAGCGGGGATCGATGCTACCAAGAACAAGGCGAACAGCAGTTTGCCGGAGGTTGTGCGTCCGAGCACAACACCGGCAGAAACTGCCGCCAACAAAAAGAAGTGAGCCTCGTTCGAGGCAACGCCAATGAACCAAAAGGACAGGACAAGGATTAGCCAGAACCAAGGAAAGCCGGGTTTGCTTGGTTTTGCGTCGGGCGTTGCGTAGTCCCATCCACACATTGAGTTAAATTCGTCAACTCGGTCTCGGAGACTGGGTTGCGGGTGGAAAATCAGTCGGTACCAGTAGATCACACTGAGCCAAGAGGTCGTGTTCCACAACTTACGACAAAATCGGTTCCACAAGGATGCCTTGTTGGCGCGACGCTTCAACAGAGGAAGCTCGCGATCGAGCTTCTTCTGAATGACGTTTTGCACCAAGGCTGGAACATCCAAGACCTCACCGGAGCTGTCACTACTTGCCAGGTAGGACAGGTTACGGTCGAGGGTGAAATCGATTTTGCGCATTGCGGCCTTGTGGTTAAGGGACCTCAAGAGTTCAATGGACAAAATGGAGCATCCGGTTGGAGCAACTGCCATGGCCAATCCCGCACTCACGAGAGTGTAGGATGTAGGCAG